GCCCAATATTTCGGAGTGGCCCAACGCCGCCGCCGTGTGTTCGTTGTCGCAAGTGCTAGAGACGACATCAATCCCACAGAGATTCTTTTTGAGTTCGAGGGCTTGCGCAGGGATACTGCGCCGAGCAGACAAGCGCGGGAAGAAGTTGCCGGAACAATTGCAGCACGCTTTGGAATCAGTCGTAACAACATAGAAGAATGCGTACCTGTCGTTGGCGCGTTAGATACTGAGTGTGGTGGCAATAAATTGACGCATCAATCTGTAAAAAATGGCCATGTATTAGCAGTAGGCGTTTCTCCAGATGGCAAAGATACTGTTGGAACTTTAATGGCCAGAGATTACAAAGGTATTGGAAACCAAGATTTAGAAGATGGACGTGGACTTGTTCTTGAGCCAATTTCTTTCCATCCAACACAAGACCCCATCACAAGCATAGACGACACAACTCATGGACTTGGATGTGGGTCAAGTGGTGGGCAGGCGAGTATTGCTGTGGCGCAGCCAATACCTATCCACGATCAAGCCACGCGCCATGCAGGCAAGAATGGCGACAAAACCATGGGCAAAGGCAATGGTCTTGGTATTGGCCAACCTGGTGATCCAATGAATACATTGACTAAGGGTGATAGTCATGCTGTGGCCTATAACATCTCCCCAGGCAAAGGCGAGTTGAAAGACGACATCCATGTCACTGATGCCCATGTCTCAAAGACTATTGATGCTTCTGCCAGTAACCCTGCCATGCATCAAGGCGGCTCTGCAATTGTTCAAGCCATGGCCGTGCGTAGACTCACCCCTGTAGAGTGCGAACGTCTCCAGGGCTTTCCCGATAATTACACAAACATCCCATGGCGTAAGGCAGCCGAGTCCCCTGATGGGCCAAGGTACAAGGCTTTAGGTAATTCCTGGGCCGTGCCTGTAGTTGCATGGCTTGGACAAAGAATTAAGGATCAACTTCAATGAACAATGAATTACCCCCAGCCCTTGAAGTCTGCCTCGACCTGGTCAAAGACTTACTCCACCCAGAAGTCTTTGGCCACGCAATGCCCGATGAAGTTAAAAGCCGCGCATTCGTGGTCAGGGCCATGTTGGAGCGCTTAAAAGCTCGAATCGAGGCCAGTGATGCCTAGAGGAAATAAACCCCGTGTAAGCCCCGCTATTGAGGCGGCCTTGCAGAAAAAAGGCAATCTGTCTGACCTTGATCTGGCCAAGATGTGCTTTTGTGTGCGCAGAAGCGCAGCCAGAATCCTGTTTGACATGCACCGCCATGAGCTGGTCCACATCAGCGGCTATACCAGAGTGAGCGCCAATGGCCAGTGGCGGCCACTGTGGTCATGGGGTGAGGGTGAAGATGCTGTGCCGCCTGGTCCAGTGCCAGGCATCGAGCGCATCAGAAAACACCGCGAGAAAATGAGCGCCGATGACAAAGACTTTGGCAATGCCAGACGCCGCCAGAAAAGACGGGTCGTTAAACGCGACCCTCTTGTGGCCGCGTTTTTTGGGGGAAACACATGAAAATAGTTTTAGATGTTCAGCTGTCTAGCTTTGGTATCAACATCGATGTGCAGCCAGACAAAGCCATTAACAAGATGACTGGCCCAGAGCAGCAAGCCATTGCTGAAGAGGCTATTCGCGCTCTTGAGCATTACATCGTTATGGTCACTCTTCCCCAAGAAGAGTCTTGAGTCGCTTGATCTGGGCCTCATCCATAAACATGGAAATGTTTTCGCCACCAGTAGATAACCGGCCCCTAGTCAATTGATTTGGATCGGCATAAACACCACTTAAATTGAATGGCTCACCTTCATGCTGGTATGCTAAAAACATATCTGCTACAGATGCCTTGCCAATTCCAGAGCCAGGCTTATTCATTTGCGTTGGCAAAATCTTGTTGTAGACCGGCTGCATAAATTCGCTTACTGGAGCGCCGCGAGTGTTGCCGAAAAATATGCCTGGCATGTCATACCCATAAGCGCCATGAGTGCCAGGACTTATTCCAAGATTTGGCAATGCTTCATAGATTGCATCACCCATCCAGAAACTTGGTTTGTTCATTACATTGGGATCAAACATGGCTCGCTGTAAGTCTGGGTAGTTAAAACCCAAACCCCTTTCGGCAGCAACATTGCTCATCTTGTCGACAAATACTTTTCTCAAGTCGCCTGCACTTCCGGCCTTTAAGCCTTGGCCAGTCAACAATTGTGCTGCCGCCATTGGATCATTTAACCCGACAAAATCTTTGTACTTGCCTTTTGTGCCTTTGACTGTGGCAGCCCTCATCTGGTCTGAGATCATGTTCAAAAGTGATGGGTCTGGATTTGTCGCTTTAATCATTGACAGCAGCCCCTGCGTGGGGCCGGTAGAGAAGTTCTCGCCACTTGGTGGCATTGTGTGTGGGGCCATGAAAATTCGGCCAGTTCCACCCATCTTTTTATTTTCTTCAATGGCCTTCAATGCTCTGGTGTTTTGCGCTTTAGCAGCGCTTTGATTTGATGCATAGCCAATTTTTCTAGCGATGTTGTTTTCATCCATCATGTACATCAAACCACCTGGGGTAACAAATGCATTGTTGCCAAGTGGAATATCGCTGACATTTTTTACCAAGACATTGCGACTCAACATGTCCGTTGGGTAAGTCATAATGCTGCCACCCAGCATTTCGTCATAGTTGACTGGCCTTCTGGCCACAATGCCTGGCAGCTGCTCTGTCTCGTATCTTGTGCCGACCAATGGGTTTGGCTTTGTTTTTGTGGTTTCTAGGTAAACATTTGACTTGGTCCCCTGCGCTAAGTCGCGCAAGATGTCAGCGCCAGCACCACCGCGCTCAAGTGTTCTTCTGATCCTTGGCTCCATGGCCCTCTCAAGCTCCATGCCCCTGCGCTCTGCTTGGGCCAGATAAGACTGCCGAGGGATTGAGCTGAGTGCAACAGCCTCTGGGATTATTGGTGGCAGCTTGCTTTGCTCCATGAGCTGCGCAGCCTTACCCAAAGCCTCTTGGGCCACCCTGCCCCGTGGGACATAGGTGTTGCGCTCCATGAATTTTCTGGCCTCTTCTTGGGCAATGCGCACAGCTTGTGGGCTGCCATACTGGCCACTGGTCAAGCCTTTGTAAAGGCCGTATGGAGCGCCAACAACACCGGACACTAGTCCAGTGCCAAGTGTTGCGCCAGTCTCACCAATGCCCTCTAGATAGTCCAGCAAGCCTGCCATGTTTATTCCTTAACGATTGGCCATGCCAGTTAACTCTACGCGATACGGCTCTCTTGGCGCTGTTGCGCCAATGTAGCTCGCACCATAAGGCACAGTCTTGCCAAGCATTCTCGCACCAGCTGCCACGGCCTGCTGCAATCTGGCCATGCCACTTTCATCACGCAATGCTTTGCGCACAATCTCTGGGTCTTCTGAGATCAGAATCTGAGCCACTCTCTGGCGATCTTGCTCAGACATTCCCTTGTTGGACTCACCCAGCATCTTGCTCACTACTCTAAACGCAGCCATGGGGCTGCCAGTGGCTGCGCTGGCCATTTCATCAGCTGTGATGGTCGAGCCAATGCGAGGCGCTTGCATCAATGATGCTGCCGTGTCCGATCCACCAAGCACCTTATTCTTGGCAGCTTGTGATTGGGCAGCTGTGCCAATGCGGGTCAAGATGCCATCAAGCTCATCACCAGGGTAAATGGTGCGCAAGATGGCGCCTTGCTTAGTCTCAGGACTGGCCAGCACACCCATCATGGACTTGGCACGGCCTGATCCCATCTGGTTGCGAATGGCATCCATGGCGCCAGCTCTGAATGCATTGACTGCACCAGGATTGCTGGCCATGTCTTCCATCATTATTGCCACTTCATCTGCGCTCTTGCTGAAAATGGTGCGGCCTTCTTTGAATGCATCTCTTGCGCTTCTGAGCTGTGATGCTTCAGCGCGGGTTGCAGCCAGCCTTGGGGAGGATGCATCAATGGCATCTCTCAAAGCGCCTTCAACGGGCTTCAAGGCCGAGCCGACACCGCCCTTGCCACTTGTAAAGGCTGCATCAATTGATGTCTGAATACCCCTGCGAACAACTTCAGCATCTTCCAATGTTGGCGCCTTGGCGAACACAATGTTGCCATCTTTGTCAAAAGAGAAGAATGGCTTCTTGCCTGTTTGCGCTGTATAGATTGCGTTGATATCTGCAATGGCTGTTGGCGATCTTTGCAATGCATCTTTAAGGCTGACCAATAAGTCTTGGCCAATGATGCCGCCAGTGCCGTAGGAATCTTTGTAGGCTTGGTTTTCCAATGCCTTTGCTTCTTGATCGGTTGATCGGAAAAAGCGCAAGACATTTTCATTCTGTGGCCGTGGTCCCATGAAGTTGGGGTTAAGGCCGCTGACCAGCTTTTGCTGCATATCTGTCAAGACTTCTCTGCGGAGTGTGTCTGGGCGTGTAGATAAGGCTCCTTGAATCGTTGTGGATGCCTTGCCGCCTTGGGTGTATAGACCGCGCACAGCTGCAAGCAGTGTCTGGTTTTCGGCCATGATTTCGCCATTGGCAATGCGCTGCACGATCTCATCTGTGGTCAGGCCAGTCTCGCCTGCAAGGCGTTGAATCTCAGCCTCTGCTGCCTTGCCACCACGGCCACCGGCCATGCGCCTGGCAGCGTCTAGGGCCATGTCTGTGAGCTTGCCAGCGCCCATGAATGCAGCTTGCGCCACTGGTGCAATAGAGGCTCCCATCACTGTAGAGCCTGGCACTCTGGCTGCACGGGCTGCAAAGTCTCCCTCGCCAGTCATAAAGCCAGTGACACCGCCTTGGATGCCACCAAGCGCTGAAGTGCCGGCCAATGCCTTGACCAATGGCGCAACACTGGCAGCCATGCGTGGGCCAGTCAATGGCGCAGCTGTGCCGCCGGTGGCCGCAGTCAATGCAGCCGCTGATCCAACACCGCCCAATGCCTCATAGCCCAATGACTCCATGGGTGATTGAGCTTGGTAAGCCTTCATCTTGCCTCTAATTTCAGCAAGCACTTTGTCGTAGTCTCTGCCAGTTACAGAAGAGATCAATCGAGCTTCTATCTCATCGGCAGAGCCAAGGGTAGCTCCTTGCGCAATAGAGCGCAGGCGCTGCGTTGGCGCTTGTGGCAGTGGCTGGGCCAATGCAGGCGCTGGTGCAGCCTGTGGCTCCATCATGCCGCCAATGCTCTGCTCTAAAAGTCCTTTGAGGACATTGAGCTTTTCAGTAGACAGCCCAGATACATCTCCCTGCTTAATCTTGAGCAGCTCTTCGGTTGTGAAATCTTTTAATGCATCACTCATCTTGGGCCTCCAGAAGAACGCAATTGCAATTGTCTGTCAATGGCATCTATCAATGGATTACCACCACCGCCACCGCCATAAGGCGTGACTTGATACATAGGCGCAAACTGCTCAAAGCCTGGTAACTTGCTGGCGCGTTGTAAATAGTCTTGTTGCTCTGCCAAGCGTGATTTAGATGTCTTCTGAGCTGTTGTCAGGGCTTGTCTAATTTCAGCTGCGCTTAGTGTTTGGTCACCAGCAGCTGCGCGTCTAAGAATTCCACGCTCGCCTTCTGTTAAGCCACCTTGGCCACGCATCTGGGCTGCGGCGTCAAGTTCTTGCTGGGCCAAGCCTTGGACCACAATTCTGGTATTTGCCAATTGCTCATTTGCGTCAGCACCAGCAACACCTAGTTGCTGACCAATTCGCAGCATTGCTGTTCTGTAATCTGCACCTGGTCCAAGAATAGCCTTGTCAAGTGCAGGCAGCATTCTGTCCACATTTGCCAGTGTTTGATTTGCAGACCTTGCACCCGCAGTTAAGGCGTTCAATGTTTGAGAAACATCACCACCAACACCTTTTAAGAATTCTTGATTGCCAGGCATCTTCACATCGACTTGTGTTTTCGGTGCAATCTGCGCACGATACTGGCCAACTTGGCCAATACCCGCTGGACCAGTTCCAGCCAATGGCTGGCCACTGATGTACTCCACAGCTCGGATGTCAGGGGATTGAGCCTCGTATGGCATAGCGCCTTGGGCAATGCGTGGTTGACCTTGCTTGTTGTATTGGACCATGACAGTCCTACCATTCATCACAATAGGTGTTGGAGCGCTGTATTCTTCAGCAGCTTGAGACATCTTCAAAATCTCAGGCAAACCCTGCTCTGGCTTCATTCCAGACAATAGCGCCCGTTGTGTTTGACTCAAAAACGAAAATGGGCCGCCTTGTGGCGTTGCTGGTGCAGCATTCATCAATGCGGCACGATCAAGTGTTGGGCCGACTCGGCCAGCAGTTTCAATTGGTGCTGCAAGACTAGCTTGTGCTGGTGTCATGCCGCCAGGCGTAGCATTAGAAAATAAATTGCTGTATGCCGTTTGGCGCGCACGTTCTGCCTGCGCTTCTTTCAACTTCTCAGCCAAAAGCACATCTTGCAGCGACCCAGCTCTTGCCTGCTGATAGCCCTGCTGGCCAGCCTGCAAAGCTGATCCAAGTGCTTGGCCCAAGTTGATTGGGGTTGTGCTTCGGCCACCGGCCTGCAATAGTGCAGCAGCTGCTGACATCGCAGCATTGCGGCCCAATAGCTTGCGCTGGTCTTCTGACAGCAGCGCATCAAGACCCGATGGTGTGCCGCCCATACCGCCGCCAAATATGGCGCCTATGTTGCTGAAGTCAAATCCATTTGCCATATTTCCACCTTATTCCAATAAACCCTTGAGGCGGCTTTTAACCACATCGCCTCTGCTCATCATATTAGTTGATCCTGTGCTTGGTGCAAGCAAAGATGCAGCCATCATGGCGCGTCTTTCCTGACCAGGCTTGATGGCCAATTCTGCCACCGGTGTCCCACTTCTATCCATGGCCACCGCCACATTGTCAAAGCCCTTGGCCTGATCGTGCGCATAGCCAAACAGAGCCATGCCCACATCACGCTCAGAGCCTTGGTCAATGATCTTGACCTTGGATGGGTCACTGGTGATCACAATGCCCCTGCTGGTCCTTGCCACTGTCAGCCCATCAGGGATGCGAGAGGGCATAGGTGATCCAGGCGTGATTAGGATGGTGTCGCGCTTGCTTGATGGGTCAAGCAGTGCCATCAGCTGCGCATCAGCGTAGCGTTGTGGCTCTGGCGTTGGTGTGTTTGGCATGTTAGATCAGGGCAAGCAATGCGCCAAGACCAGCGCCAGCGCCAGCGCTTAATGCGCCACCGGTCAGGCCAGCCAATTGAGAGCCAGCCAATGCACCGCCAAGCAGTCCAGCGCCAGTGTTTTGTGTGTACGGGGTCTGGGTGATCATGCCAAGATTGGCAGGGTTTGCGCCAAGACTTGACTGGACAATGCCAAGACGCTGCAAGCCAATGTTGCGGATGGCATCCATTCGCTGCTGGTCCTGTGCCTGGCGCGCACCACCAGCTCCCATGACCGCTTGAGCGCCAGCAAGACGCAAGTTCTGCTGCTGCGCTGCCAAGTTGCCAAGCTGATTCGCACCGCCAAGTCGCAATTGCGCACCCTGCAATCCTGCCTGCTGGTTCGCAAGTGCCGCCTGCTGGCCAATGTTTGCGTTAAATTGTGCCGCCTGATTTCTGGCCGCAGCGTTTGCAAGCGCCGCTTGGTTTGCAGCGCCAGCACCAAACTGAGATGCAACATTCTGGGCCGCCACATTGCTCAAACCCGCCTGCTGTAAATTGCCGGCATTGAATTGTGCAAGCTGATTTCGGGCAGCGGCGTTTGCAAGTGCTGCCTGATTTGCCGCACCAGCTCCAAATTGTGAAGCCACATTTTGGGCAGCCACATTGCTCAAACCCGCCTGCTGTAAATTACCAGCGTTAAATTGCGCCATCTGATTTCGGGCAGCTGCGTTTGCAAGTGCAGCCTGATTCATCGCGCCAGCTCCAAACTGAGATGCAGCTGTACGCTGTGCAGCGTTTTGGATTGCGGCTTGCTGCTGCCGTGCAAGGTCTTGCTGCATCTGGTTAGCTGCAACATCAAAGCCTTGCGCTCTGAGCTGGGCAGCAGTCTTTGCGGCTTGCTCTGCAAACTGGCCACTCGATGCGCCTTGGGCCAAGGCTTGGCGTGATCCACCAAAAGCCTTGGCAGCTGATGCCTGCTGGCCAATTCTGGAGGAGGCGGCAGCTCTTGCTTTTTCAATATCAGCCAAAGATGCGTCAATCACCCCGCTAGTGTATGGGTTCATGTAGCGACTAATGTCACCCATATTGGCCTGCGCGGCATTGACATCGGTTGCGCCATAGCCCTGCGCACCAGCAAGGGATGCTGGGCCAGCCTGTGCGCCAGCGAATTGGCTTGCGCCATATCCCTGCGAGCTGGCAAGGGAAGCTGGGCCTGCTTGCGCGCCGCCAAATTGGGCCGCGCCATAGCCTTGCGAGCCGGCAAGAGAGGCTGGGCCTGCGTTGAAGCCGCCAACCATGCCAGGCTGATACTGCGCGCCTGCCGCAGTCATCTCAGCGGCTCGGTCAATGTTTGCAAGACCTGGTCCGGCCAAGCTCGTGTTGACTAGCTGGCGCTCTCCAGCCTGATACATCGGATTGAATCCAGCAAACTCTTGCACGGGCAATGCCCCTGCAACATTCTTGGCCTGCTCAAAGTTCGCAAGAAACGCTTTTTTAATATCTGGATCAATCGAAGTTGATGATGTTTGACTTCCACCTTTTGACATTTTGCGTTCCTTTAATCTAAGAGAGATTTAATTTTTTTGGCAGGCACTTTGCCTTCATTGATCATGTCCAAAAGTCCACGGCCATATTTATTGACAGCAGATTTTTTAATGACATATTCACCGCGCTGGACCATGGCAAAGCCATCATCTGGGCCTTTGGGGTTTGGTCCAAGCAGGCCGCGAATCATGCCGCCCTTTGCATAGCCAGCCGTGTCGAAACTGTCCTCGCCCATGTCTTGGCCATCATCGCCACCAAGATCACCGCCCATCTCACCACGAAAATCACCGCCAGTAGCCTGCACATCTGTAGCTGGCGCATCGGAGACATAGTCATAGGATGGAGCCTGATATTGGACATCGTCATAGGATGCGGCATCAATATCAGAAGCACGGGCGCTTTCAGCCAAAGCCTCTTCGCGCACAGCATCCTCAACACGGGACACGGCATCTGCGCCTTCTTGGTCATAGATTGCCTGCTCGTACCTATTGATAGCGTCTTGTCCATCTTGGTCGTATTGCTCGGCTGCTACTTCTTGCTCAATTTTATTGATGGCATCTTGACCGGCTTGGTCGTATGGGTCAACTTCTGTTACAGCATTACCCACACCCACACCACCCATGATGGGACTAGCACCACCACCGCCACCACCGCCACCGGTAACAGCATCGCCTTGCATTCCCCTGGCATAAATACTAGGGTCAAAGCCGCCAAGCGCGTTTCCCATAGAAGAGTTTGCGTATGGGTTTCTAAAAGCTGGCGTCATCGCCATGATCTGAGAATAGGGGTCATCGCCAGTGAATTGTGGCAATGGCTGCTCAATCAATGATGGCAAGTTGGCGCCACCTTTACCACCGCCACCACCTTGGGCTGGGTTAGCAAAATTTGTATATCCCGAAGCGCCACCTAAGCTCATATCAACTCCTTTGAAAGGATAAACCACTGAGGCTCATATCCCTCGTCTTTCAAAAATGTACGCTCCCAGCCCTTGCGGCCAGCCAGCGTTACCCTTGTACATCCGACAGACTTGCCCCAATTCTCAATATGAGGCCGCATCTTCTTCAATTCATCGAGATCACCACCAGCAAGAAAAAAGTGCAAATCCTTTAGCTGTGGATAAACAATCACCTCTGTCACTACTGCTGAAATCTGACCTGGCCACAATTGATACCGATTTGACAGAATCCCCGCAGCAATGTCGTCTAGTGTATGTGTCCCACCGCTGTATTCTAAAGCCGCCTCAATCCATTGGCGACACCGGTTGATCTCATAAATTCGGTCTGTCATCGTTTTCCAGAAGCCACAGCATCGAGCCTGATCACCCCAACACGCCAATCAGCCAAAACCGCGCCAGTCACCTTGATATTGACTTGGCGCCCAGAAAACCTGACAGAAGTTGGGTTTGCTGCCGTGTATGGTCCAAATGTCGATTGCGCGCCAGTTGGGTAATTTCGGGTTTTGAACGACACCACGGCCTCACCCAAAGTCTGCTCATCTGGCACAACTTCGCGCACAGACATCACATTGTCGCCATTACCAATCTGCACTGGACCAGACTCAGCGTAGATGCTGGCGCTGTCATAAGCAAAACCCACCTCATGGTCATAGAGATAGCCATCAGCAGAAACCATCAAGGGATTGGTAAACACGCCAGCATCAGTGCCAGCTGTTCTGCCTAATGTGCCGATGTTCCAATGGTTTTCTCTGTAGTTATAGGTGACATAGCTGTCATTCTCATTGCTTGAATTGCTTGGGTAATACCACCAAATCTCACCAAACTTGCTGTTGTGGACAGCATAGATTTTTGATGATTGGTTGAAGTTCATGTTGCCAAAGACATAGTCCGACACATCACTTGGCAGTGGCTTGACATACCCGTCATATATCCAGAAGCCAGACTTGCTCATCCAAATGGCCGCAGTGTCAATGGCCGCCACAGATTGGGCAGATATCAGGCCGCAGCCACTTCCAGCCTTCTCAAAGCCATAGACGAATGGGGCGCCAATGTACTGAGCCGTGTGGACATCGACATCGGTAAACAGTAGGTTCAAGCCCTTGACCCTCTTGCCAGCGATCAATGTGCCAGGCGTGGCCAGCTCATAGTCGCCTGCCTGGTTGTCGTTTGTCGGGGTCCATGAAGTGTTGTCCTCTTGGTCTGACCACTGCACTTTTCTTGGGTTGCCACCAGCGCCAAGAGCAAACATGATGCGCTCGGAAGTGACAAGCACCGCCTTGTTGCTCGTTGGGGCATTGGTGATTGCAGCTGCGATGGTCGGTGTGGAAAAGCCGAGCTGCCACTCATAGAGCTTGCCATCGGCATTGGAGCAGGCCACCAAATACTCACCCCATGTGTCCATGGACCATGTCGTGGCCGGCGTGATGGTGGAGTTGTCTGGCCGTGCCACGCCATAGGCAAAGCTGCCATAGGTCGAGTAGCCATAGCCGGTCTTGACCACCGCATCAGCCTCACCCACAGTGAATCCTGTGGGGGTGATGTCTTTGAGTGTTCCGGCCTCATTAAGGGCATAGAGCTTTGAATGCGTACCAGCTGCGATCCACCGGTCAGCAGTGTTGTCGCGCCAAGTCAGCAGCCCACGGCATGAGCCTGTCAGCTGGCTGGCAGACTTCTTTCGCCAGCCACCCATGGGCCGCAAAGTATTCTCAAACCAGCGCACAAGGTTTGCATCAAACCATCTGCCTGCTGCCTGATATTCAGTGCCGTTTCTGTAAATGCCTGGGGGTAATTTGAGTGGTATGTACATGGCTATGTTGTTGGTAAGTTGGACACAAAGCTCATTGTGACAATGGCTGATGGCACTGCTGGCCGTGTAGGGCTGGTGCTTGTTCCATAATGTTCAATAGAGACACCAATATCGCTCACGCGCCACATTATCTCAAGATAGTCATTAGCACTCAAGCTGGGGAAAAAGTTCATGGCCGCAATCAAGTGGCTTGGATCACCAGAAGATTTTCTTGGTGACAAATTAAATCTACTGTTTGAGTTGTCAATGTTTGTTCCATTCTTACGAAACCAGATGTCCACATCTTGACCATCATTTGTGGTGTTCTTAAACTGAATGGAAAACTGACAGTTCCAAATTCCAGCATCAAGTACAGTGATTCTGCTATTGCTAACAATTGTCACGCCATTGGAAAAGTCTGTCGTGTTGAATGTGACAGCATAGGCCGTGGTGGTGTTGGCTGCCGTTTGGTCTGTTGAATCTTGAAACGCGCCATGCGGGTTATTCATAAACTTGCCACCCCTTGGCCCAAACAAGGCGCCAAGGACTGATATCAGTTTCCTGAAAAAATTGTTTAAAGCGCTGTTGTTCTCATTGAAATTGCGGCGCTCATAAACCTCTGGCGGGTAACCCAGACTCGGTATTGATGGGACTTCTAATTGTTGCTTGACATTGGCCATGGCTTAATTTTGCCACCTTATGCCATGTCTAAACCAGCGGCCTTG